GTCCACGATGTTGCGAGGCGAGCCGACTACCTTCCCTGGCGTGCGTGTGCCATCGCGGCGATAGGTTGAACCCCGGACGGTCTCACGCGGCCATTGCCAGACAGTCGAGCCGATCGCATCTTGAAAGGCGCTGTTCAGCTCAGGGAAAACAACCCGCGCCGCCGCTTGCGCCGCCCGCTGGCTTTTGCCTGCAACATCAATGTTGACCTGCACGCTGATCCGGCTATTCAGCTTCACCTGCCTGCCGCAAAAATGCCGGTGAATTCATCACCCGCCAACTCACGAACCTGGCCATCAATCCCGCCCTCGGGGGAGAGTGTGGCGATCGTGATGTGACCGATCTCAGCCTGCCCCACGGCCGGCAGGGCGGATAGGTTCCCGATGAAGATCTGAAGTTTTTCACCTCGCGGCAGACCGGCAGGCCTGAGCCCGGTTTCGTCCCATGTCCAGGAGGCCCCGGAATCAAGCCAGTCCGCGCCTGATGGAACCACGGCCCAGCGGGTGAGGTTGCCGCTGATGGAGCTTCCGGAGACCGCCTGAGCACCGATGACCTGCTCACCGCTGCCTCCCAGCTCGTCCAGAAAGGCCTCGATCACCACCAGATCCACTGTGGCGCGGGTGCCATCGCGGAGGCTAGTGACGGCTGCAATGGGTCGCTCCCAGGCCATGCGGATCGAGGCGAAGGGAGCAAAAGGGGTTGCCATTAGAAGCTGCCCTTCGTGCGCTTGCGCACGTTTTTGGGTGAATAGTAAGGGGGGAGAGGTGTCTTTTTGAACCTCCGAAGGGCTTGCTTCATTTTCCACTTGTCCATCGCCTTCCGACCTGCCGCAACACTCGCGCCGCCAGATTCCTTCATTGCTGGCTTGGTTGACTTTTTGGCGCGTGCCTTCTTGCCACTGGCCAGGAATTGCTTCACCAGCTCCTTGCTGCGGCCTTTCGATGTAGCGGGGCTGGCAGCCTTGGCCTTCTTTGCGGCGCCACCACGGATCACGCCGCGCATGGCTGGCCCCTGGCGCTTGGAGCTTTCCATCGCGCTGGACAACTTGGACTTGGCGCGGGTGACGGCTCCAGCCTGTTGGCGGCTGGCGCCGGGCACGTTTTTGGCTTTCGATCGCTTGAGGGAGCTGCGTGCGGCCAGGGTGCCGCCCTTCATCGCGCCGCTCTTGCTGCCACTGGAGGCGAAGCGCCCGTTGGCATCCCGTGTGTAAGTGCGCTTGCCGCCGCCTTTGGCCATGGTGAGTTGTGCTACTGGCTGAGTTTTCCCGCCTCAGCCCCGGATCAGCACACCGCCGCCCATGCCGCCCGCGCTAGACACGCGGAGGTTCAGCGCCATGGCGATCCGCCGAGTAAGGGTGCTGATCCGTTCCTCCCGCTGGCCTTGTGCCGTAGCGCGTGGGTTAGAGCCGAATTCGTATTTGACCTTGTCCAGGCTGGTGTCCCATTGCAGTGTCTTGGCCTGGCTCAATTTTTCGTCGCGGGTGAGCGTTTTGCCGGGCGCGAGGCCTTCGTAGCTGGTGGCGTTGCCCAAGTGCGCGATACCAGAATCCACCTCATCCGCCCCGGTTTCCTCAAGGGTGACAATTTCATCCAGCCACGCCTGAACCTGCGTAACGCTGGGAGGATCCACGGAGGCGACGGAGTTCATCTGCGTGCTCAGATGCACCATGGCCTCGTCACTGGCGGGCAGGTCGAGGTAAACGCGAAGCAGGGAGCGGTCCTGCACCGTGCGCCCGCTGTTCGGCCCCCACAGGGCGTTCAGATTGGGGAGTGCCATGTCAGGACGCGGAGCGGAGGCAGCCCAGCCAGTGTCGCTGTCCAGGCTCAAGGCAGCCGTTGAGCTGTCGCGCAGCCCGCGCCGCCGCGTCATCGGTCTCGCTCTGCTCCCAGATCATCCGCAGGGCTTGGAGCGCTGCTGACTGGGATCTCTTCTCGACCGCGACGGTCAGCGCCAGTGCCAGGCGCAAAGTTGGAGGGAGGGCCATATCGGTCAGATACTGCCTCAGTTTTCCCGGCCAGCGGATCCCGCTCATTCAGGGGATCGTGACAGTTTGTAAAGGAGGGGGCGCAAGGATGGTAGGTCGTCGTTACGATGTGGTCATCGGGAGGCAACCGCCTCTCACGGGGCTCAGGCCCCTGGCCCGCCCAGAGCCTGCCAGATCGTCGGCAATCTGGGCACACCATTCCGTTGCACCTGCAATTATGACCGCTTCCACTGCTGAAATGATCGCCACAGGATGGATTGTCCAGCACCAGGAAGACGATCCGAAGAATCCCGGATGGTGGCGTTTTAGCCGCCCCTACTGGGTAGAGGGTCCCAACCCACCAAGCGAAAACGGCTTTCGCTTCCCCGAATCCATTTGCTGGACGTGGGGAACCGTTGCTCGCTTAAAAGAAGAGCAGGCCAGGTGGGATCGCAGCAATGCCTGATTTTCCTCAGATCACCCCCACACCGGCGCAGATGAAAGCGCTGAGCGCCAGCTATCTGATCCACTGCCACCTTGGCCGCGCCGCCAAAGTCGAACAGCGCAGGCCCCCTGGCCCTAGCATCGGCCGGAAGCGCCGCGCACGCAGGGCCAGGGGGCGGGGGCGGAATGATGGCTGATCTCTCTCCCGCCGCGAAGGCGGTACTTGAAGCGGCCAACGGGGCTTGTTGCTTTGGCCCAGGCGATATCCTCAATGATTCCCGTTTCATCGCCGCCGCGACCCTTCGCGCTGCTGCTGATCAGGTGGTGCCGCACGAAGAGGCGCCGCCGCTCCTGCGGGGGCATGAGCTGGAACGTCTCTGCCAACGCCAGCACACCCGCGCCCAACTCCTCGCCATGGCCGACGAGCTGAAGGATGAATCAAATGCCTGACCCCACCCCACACCCCTACCGGGTGCTGCTCGCCCTGGGGGACCAGCGCGAAACCCTGGAGCTGCACGCCCGCGACCGGGCACATGCCCTGGCGTCTGCCCTGGAGCTGACGGAGCTAGGACGCAGCGGTGTAGTGGTCCGGTGCCAGAGGCTGACAGACTGGTGAGCCCTAGCGATCGCTTCAAATCAAACCCACGCCCAGGCAAATAGCACAACCATCACAATCACTTAAGAATGACCATGAATTGCAAGCACCTCAAAGCTGGAGACCAAGTTTATTTGATCGAGCAAGCAAACCGATCGCGATCAAGCACAGCCTGCTATACCGAAGTAGTAAAAATTGGCAAAAAATATGGCTACATCTTGAGGCATGGGCGTCAAGCACCGTTTGACCTGATTACGGGTCAAAGTGTGCACAACGACTCAAACGCTCGCTGGAATGGCCAAGGCTTTGATGTCTGGCCCTCTAAAGAGTCGTATGATGAGCATATCGCCAAGTTGGAGGAGCGACAGCGGTTGTCTACACGCATTGCGTCCTTAAGCCACGGCCAGTACAGGCCAAGGCTCGATCACGCCTCCCCCGAACTCGTAGCCGATCTCCATGCGGCCCTAGATCGCCATGTCGTCCAGTAGTTACAACAAAACAGCCCGCCTACGCAAGGCGGGCGAGCTGCCCCCTGTGGTGCGCCTCAAGTGCGACACGTGCCCACGAATCCACCGTGGCAAGTACGGTCGCATCTGCCCGCGATGTTGGGAAAAGGCGACAGAGGAGGGGAGGAAGGCGCGGCGGGATAGAGTGGCTAAATTCAGGCGCAACAAAAAACAGCAATCTCAAGACAAACCATTTCCGTAGCCCCACGAAAATGGCCTCACCCCACGGGCTGCGGCGCTTCCTTGATGTCTGGGTGGCGCCGCTTTTCGCTGGCCGAGGGCTTGAGCACGGCATCCTCCAGTACCTTGGAAGCCCGCGCAAAGGGCCATTTTTTGGATTCAGCAAATTGATCTGTTAGATCCTTCCTAGCCTTTTCCCAGTAGTCATCGCGCAACAAAACAGCACGCAACTGTGGATCTGATTCTTCTACGGCATCAGTGGAGACTGGGGAGATGCTGCATCGACAGCGGGGGTGCAGCGTGCCCACCATTTGATCCAGGCGATAGATCCGGCCATGGCGAGAGGCACACACGGGGCAGGTTCGCTCATCCTTCGTCGCGATCCACCGGCCATAGGCAAACCCGTTCCGCGCCGCTGAGGCCTTCTGCGCGTCCACATAGGCGTTTGCGATCTCAGACCGTGCAATCAGCTCAGCCCGCTGCTTTAGGCCCATGATGCTGTTGAGCCCCTGCGGATCCTTGGCGCCCAGCAGGGCGGTCTTGATCTGCTGCTCAAGCTTGCGTGGCCCCACGCCTTGACCGATGCCATCGGTGACGATGCGGGTCACGTTGTCCCGGAAGGCTTCCACCTCCCCCCGGATGTAGGCGGTTGCGGTGGCTGCAGCGGCTTTGACCGCTTCGCTGGAGGCCCCCACGAAGACGCCCTTGGGATCTGGCAGGGATGGATCAGCCTCCCGCGCCAGCTGCTGGCCAAGGTCTCCTCCCAGGGCCACGGACTCCTCGAAGGAGACCTTCAGCGCCCGCTCAATGGCCCGGAGCTGTGAATCCGGCACAAAGCCTTGAGAGATCCTGATCAGCTCGGCGAATTTGGCAGAGCCATCCTGGATCGAGTAGGAGCCAGGGCGGCGGGTGACGCCATCGGCGCTCTGCTGGTCCGGGAGGGAGGGGTCAACGTATTGGCCGTAGTAGCGCCGGAGGTTCCTGAGCAGGGCCATGAGCGACCGCTGCAGCGCGGCGGTGGTGTTGATCGCGGCGCGGGCTTCGATCGCCTTGAGGGCGTCGGCGTAGTCGTCGGCGAGCTGGAGTTCGGAGGGCATGGGTTATGACTTGGGCAACGGCAGCCCCTGCGCATCGGTGTTGTCTTGCTGGTCTGGATCGTTTTCATCCGGGAGTGGCGGGTTCAGTAATGCCTCCCGCTTGGCATCCTCCTCAGCCAGCGCCTTGGCCTCATCCTCAGCCGACACGCCAGGCCTCAGCATGCCCCGCTTCGCGGCCAGATGGGTCACGCTCTCGCGCATCAGCAAGCCCTTGTCGTACAGGACGCTGGCAAGCTGTAGCAGTGGATCGTCTACCGGCTTATCAGTCAGGCCCTGGAGCATGTCCAGCCCCGCGCCATCTTGGACCACCTCCCCAGTGAATTGCCCCCACAACCTGAACAGGGTCTCAAACGCGGATGACATGCTTTCCGCAGAGGATGTGATCGTCGCCTGAAGCTGAGCACTATCCAACAGTGCTTCCGTGGCCGTGCGCCCGCCAGTGCCCTCGCCCATGAAGGCCAAGGTCGACTTGTCAATCAACTTTTCGATGCCCTCCATGTGCTTCAGGTGCTGCTCAAGGCTGCTACCGCTTGGCTCAGCAAACCCTATCGCTGAATTTTCGTCTTTCAAATGCACCCAACTATTTGACCCTAAAACTAATGGCACACCCTCTTGTCGCGCAGCATCACGAAGCCAAGTCACTGGCAACGCGCATTTATTCAGCAACTCCTTAAGTGAACTGTACGATCTAAACCAATCAAGCGAGAGATTGGCAAGGCTAAGCATAGGAATATCGCCCTCTCCGAAGCTGTCACCCGTGGGGCTATACCAGCAGACGGGGGGATAGGAGAGGGGCCTGTTGCCTGCGCCGATGAACTCGCCATGGCCCTTTTCCCCCTCGACCTGCGCAACACTGAATCCGTCCTTCCCCCCCGTGCCCCGGATCTCCAATAGTCGCCACTCCCCGCCCTCCATCACCCTGTAACGAGGTTCGAGCTTGACGCCATAGCGCCCATCCTGGACCCGATGCCATTCCAGAATGGTCACCCGAATCGGAACCATTCGGCCGTCAACCTCCTCCTCTTCCCAGTTCAACACGTTTCGGCGCTCTGCCATCGTCAACACGGGACGCCTGCCCGTAGCTATCTCATCGGCGCGAGATGAAGATTTGCCGCTCGGCATGTCTGCCATCAATACGCAACCGCCGTGCCTGAACCCCAGGCAGTTGGCCATCATGCCCCACTTTTTGAGGCTGTTGCCTTTTCCGTCTATATTTTGTGCTGCGCTTACCAGGCTTTTGGGAGCCTTTCGCAGCTCGTAGCGGCTAAGGATTCCAGAAAACGCAATGATTCCATCACGGTAGAAACTAGGGTAGCTAGACCTCCGCACGCGGTTCTTGTAGGCCGCGCCAGGCTCGCCAGGCTCCTTGGGAAGATGCTTTTCTTTTGCGCTGCCTTTCAGTTGCTCCCAGCAGTCATCAACAAGATCTAAGTCACTGAGGTTTTCGGCTAATGTTGGATGGACGAATGAAGGCAATTCGCCGTCGTCAGTCGGGTGGTTGATCTTCTGAATCGCCTTCACCAGCACCGCCTAGATCTACTGCTGGAGTTTTCCCGTTTTGCTCGGGAGCATCAAAAAGGCCCAGTTGCTCAGCCGCGTGGAGGATCTGCTTTGAGCTGGTGACGCGGGGCTGTGCGCTGGCCTCGCCTGTGGGCACATCGAGCGCCAGGGCAGATTGCGCCTGTGGCGCGGCAACCGGAAGCCCCATGAGAATCCGCCGCACGCGCCGCACGAACTGCCCATGGGGCAGGGAAGCGAGCTGTGGCCCCCGCTTCATCTGCCAGCTTTTGATCAGCATCTGCTGGTCGGCCCAGCTCATCGCCGCAAAGGCCTCATCTGCGATGGCCAGTGCTTCCGCCAGCTCATGGTGTTCCTCGGCCTCATCGAGGGGGTCTGGAGCGCACTGCCGGTGGGCGTCGCCAATCTCAGGGTCGAACAGAGCGGTCGTGCGCTGCACCTGCAGGATCTCCTCAACCTCGTGCGCCGGCAGGTCAACCTGAGCACTGATGGCATCCAGGCTCGCACCCTCTGACGCCAGCTTCCGCACGCGGGGGGCAACATCGCGCCAGGCGTCAGGGAACTTGACTCCTGACGTGTGCCCCTTGTCGCGCAGGTAGTGCAGCATCGCCCCACGGATGTAGGGCACCACGCAGGTTGAGAGGCGGTAGGGGCGGCCGTTGTCGGGATTGACCTTGCTCGGGTCGTAAAGGCGACAGCCCTTCAGCAGGCCAAGCAGAGCAACCGCCCTGAGGGATTCCAGGTCCATCCGTGTCAGCTTGGCCATCCGAACAGCCATGTCCTGCGCCAGCGCCTGATTGTCAATTGCGAGCTGCTCAGACTGCTCCGTCGGCGGCGGGAAGCTCCCCAACTTGGCCTCGCCCTGCTGTGCCTCAGGCCGGGCCTTGAGGCTTCTTGCTCCCTTCACGCGCCTTGTGGCCGCTGTCATAATTTGGCCAATTTGTTTAGCTTATGATAGTACCTGAATAGCTCTGACCGGCAAGGTGTCGCGGGTCTGGGGTGGCCTGGGTGGTGCCGTAGCCGTGGGAGACGATACCGAAACTCATGGGGCCAGAGCTGGTCAAGTAGATCAATAGCTGACTGGTTTGATCCACAATGTCATCAAAAGCATCTGCGGGGAATTTGACGTGTTGCTGCACTACGGTGTTTGTCCACGGTGCGGAGCGGGGGAAGAAAACACGGCCATTGTTAAACTCAACGCTTGCAGCATTTGCCCTAGATTCCTTGCCGCCCATATCACCAACACCAGCGGCGATCACTGAATAACCTTGTGCGCCCGTTGTCAGCGTCTTGATGACTGCCGCTCCATTTGCTTTTTTCTCAATCAATAGCTCGCCAAAGCTGTGACGCGCAAACATTGATTTTATCATTGATACGGTAGCGGGAAAGTCTAGCCTTTCATTTACAAGATCTAGCAACCAAGCTCCTTGGTGATTCTGCCCCCATAGGCCCATGGCCACCATGTCACTGCCTGCCGTGTCGTCAAATGTGCAATCGACCGACAGAATTTTCCTGATGAAACGATCAGGAAGGACAAGATCTCCCTGTTGACCGGGCCACTTCGGGCAGCCATAGAACAACATCCGATCCAAGAAAAAGACCGTACCCTTGCCAGCGCTTGGCCGTTGCTGGAAGACGCTTTCCCAGTCGCGTTCCGGGGTGTTGGCTTTCTTTCGTTTGATCCACCGTTCGTCGTAGCGATCGGGGTCCAAGGCCTCACCGGGCTGGCGGTTGTCGGCCTCGCGGGTGACGGTGGCCGGTAGTGGCTTGATGTCGTTTGCGGCGACCGCCGCGACGGGAAGACTGACCACATGCCAACGCTCACAGTCTTCCTCTAGCCCCTCCCGCTCTAGTTCTAGGTTTTTGCTGAGCAGATAACCAATGGCGTCCGCCTCGTGCCAACGGGTATGCACGTACAGAGTGGCATTATTAGGCTCCTCCCTTGTTGAGAGAACAGAATCAATCCAGTTGTGAACTTGACGTCGATATGCTGCGCTTTCAGCTTGCTCGCGTCCCTTAATTGGGTCATCAATAAACAACCGGTGGCCTGGGTGTCCTGTTCCCTTGCCGATGCCAGCGGTCCAGATGTAGCCAATTCCATGGCCACCGGCCCACTCGCCCTTCCCGGACTTGGAAGGCCTAAGGACGCCGCCGCTGGCAACATAAATATCTCGTGCATTTTCGCTGAACTGACAGGCCAGGTCTTGGGTATGGCAGCATATTCCGCCGCTTTCGTCGGGAAACCGCCGCAAACAATATCCAGGTAAATAGCGGGTAAAAATTGTGGATTTGTAATGTCTTGGCGGCAGCTCCACCATCAGCCGAGGGATCTCGCGATCAGCAAAGCGCTGCGCCAGGTCAATCAGTCGCAGGGTATGGCCTGTGAAAGGAAACTTCGGATAGGCATCAGCGATGTATTCGCGAAAGCTTTTGGTATAAGGAACGGGTTCCACCATCACCGCTGCCCTGGCTTCCTCAGCCCTCCTCCGCTCAGTGATCGCCTGGTGTATTGGGTTGCCGCCGAAGTGCGCGGCTGTGGCGTAGCGGAGGATGTTTGGCGGCATGGCTAGGGGTTGGTGCTACGGCTCAACCCGTAACGGCAGGCACTCAGCATCAAAAGGCAGCCAGTGCGTGTAGCCACTGTTTTCGAGAAGCTGGTAGTGCGTGAGGTGCCAGTGCCAGCGCAATGGATCCCAGTGGCGGGTGAAACCGCCATAGACAAGGCCAATGCGTGAAGCGTCGCTTGGGCCAGGCTCGCGCCCGCCTGCCAGCGCAATGGGCACAGGCAGCAGCCGTGGCACTTCAATGGCATCAGGCTGTGAGGCCTCCTTTAACACGGTGCGCTGAATGCCCCTGAGGCATGAGTCCACGGCATTCTTCAACCATTCCTGCTTGGTCGCTTGCGGGCACTCTGGAAGCGACTCAAGCGCGAGTGACAAAAGCGCGGAGATGGTTAGATCTTCCCTGATTGCAAACGGCGCGTGATCTGCGATTGCTTTCAGGAGGCGCCTTTGCTTTTCGGGCCAGGCAATGTCTTGCGGTGATTGTGACATGGTTTGATTCGTCTTTTTGTTTTGAGATTTCAATCGCGATAGCGTTAACTGCAATTGCGACAGAGTTAGAGAGAGGTCTTTGTTCAACGAGGAGGTTTGTTTGTTCAACAAGGATATTCGTTTGTTCTGTGAGGATATTCGTTCGTTCTGTGATTCTATCTTCTGTCTTAATTCTTTCTCGGTTGTTACGGGCTTGTCCATGTTTAATTTGTTCCTGTCTTGGGTGAGCTTGACGGGCATTCCGGCCAGGGCCACAGACACCTGTTGCGCCTGTTTGTGATGGTGCCAAAAGCGTCAATACGGGATGTGTATGTGGTATTCAGATCCCCTTCAGACTTTCTCCACTGTTTAAGCGCATAAGCTTCGGTGTCGTTTGTCGGAATGATGGTAAGTGTCCCATTCTCCGTGATAAATGCTTGCATCATTTCAAACCTTCGCAAAAACAACGCCAGCCCCTTGGCCCTGATACTTCCCTCCCCTCCCGTAGGTGGTGTTCGATCGCAGCCCTTCAAAGAACATGGCGGCACAGATGCCCTCGTTGACGTAGATGCGGACATCTGCGCCGCTAGAGTTGCTGATCTCTATGGTCAGATGACCTTCCCAGCCTGCCTCGCCAGGTGTTGTGTTGACGATGACTCCCGTCCTTGCGTAAGTGCTTTTGCCGATATAAACGGCTGTGACGTTATCAGGAATCCTTTGATATTCCACGCTAAAGCCTAGCGCGTAAGTGTGCGCGGGAAGGATAAAGAAAGACCCATTTCGATCGCTTTGAAGCGTGGCCGGGCCAAGACAGGTTGGGTCGAAGTTCTTGGGATCAACGACCGTGCCGGGAGTATTGCGAAAGACAAAAAACTCTTTCGGCGAAAGCGTCAGATCGTAGCTGTAGTGGCCTAGGCCACGGCTGATGATTGGATCAAAAGATCCATCGGCATGGAAGATGATGTTGCCATTCGCGTTGCGACGATAGCGCTGCTTTAATGGGTAGAACGGTTCAATCATCCCGTGGCGCTCTACGAGCTGCTTGATCCTCCAGTCAGGAATCAGACCGCCACTGGGGCGGTAGAACAGGCGGTTGAGGCGTTGAATGAAGTTCATTGGCTTGCTGGTTGCGTAGTTATTCTAACTCAGGTGTCTTGTTCGCGCCTGTCCAGTTCAGCTTCGATGATTGGCTGAATAGGTTCAAATTCTTCTCCCATAACCACAACACCTTCGCTGTCGCCTGTCACGCGAGCAACAACGAAGAAAGGGTCAAGGGGAATATAAAGTCCGTACTCTTGACCGTTGTACTGAAAGGGTATCAGCAACTCAAACAAGTCGGTTTCCTCTTCCGGTGAATCCGCATCGTCATCTTCGGTCTCTTCATCTTCAACAGGGAGAGGCTTGCCCGACACCGTCAGAGTCACAGCGGAGCGGACAAGGGTTAGGCTGTGCTCTGCCAAGCAGACATCGGCGACAGCAAGAATCTCTCCAGCGCTTTCGTAGTCTTCAATCACTTCATCATCCCCGTCGCCCTCGCCAATTCGCACTAAAACAACTGGCGTGTCGATTGGCGTCAACAGCGAATAATCCACCCCACAGGCAGGGATGGTGTGCTCTGAGAAGCATTCAATTTTGCGCCCTTTGTCATCTGTGGCGGTAAAAGGTTTCATGAGTTTATTGCGAATGGGTTTCAATAAGTGATGGGTCTTTTCAGTCTGGGCCTCTGCCGCTGCGCCCTGGCCTTGCGGTCGGCACGGACGGCGACAAGGTGCTGTTTGGGGGTTTGGCCTAGGGGCTGGGCACCAAGCCGATCGAGAGATTTCACAAGTACCATTGGTAATCGCTTGCAATCGCGATTGCTCCAATTATTTGGAACGAGCTGGTATCCTTTGCGATAAAAAGTTGACCGCATAAACGTGCCTGGCACATACTTGCGCCATAACTTCAACAGCCTATTCCCCACAAAAATCAACCGATCTGCTGCTGGTGTCGTCATGTGCCCTCTTGGGTGGTGTTGGTGTCGCGATAGATGATGCGCCCCCGATGGCGCCGGACCTCCTCTAGGCCCGCCCAGAAGGGGGCCTCGCTGTCTTCAGGGAGGATCAGCACTTCCCCTCCCCTTGGGCTGGCGCGGGCGTCCAGGATCTGGATCAGGCCCCAGCCGGGGGTCTTGGCGGCGGGGGTCACGGCGCCAGCCTCGCCTTGTACAGCCGATTCCGCTCATACCACTCAGCAATCTGAGGCGCCCACTCTTCAAAGTGCGGCCAGATCATGTTGCACATGGCCCTGATTTCAAGCTGTGCATCAAGCTTCGATCGTAGATCGAGAAAGTGCATCAGCGCTCGCATGGTGAAGCTGACGACAAAATGTTGCCGGTAGTCGAAGGGCAGAATCCCCCTGGCGTGCTCTTCCGCAAAGCCCTCGCTGATCAGATCGCGATACCGCTGCGCCGCTGCAAGGCAAAGCCCTAGATCAGCGGCCCTGTGCTCTTCTGTGTATTTATAGACATGCCTATTTCGATCCCGATAAAGATCAGGCTTTCGCAGATAGAAAACCTCCTCAAGGTCTAATTCGCCGTTGGCGGCTTTGCAGATGCGATCTCCCGTATAACGCATAGATTGCACATCAAAACTCACCCCCACCCGATGGGTGCGGGCCTGTTGCATCACGGAATGGGGAAACCAGCCGACATTGAACACAATCTGGGCGTGCTCCAGGGGGCCGTAGTGCCCCCGCTCTCCCGCCAGCAGGCGCTTGACGCAGATCTCGCCGGCCCGTGCTTCATCGGGCCACTCCTCACGCACGTCGGCAACAAAGCCCTCGCTGTAATCCTGGTGCATCGCGGCATAGACGCACTGCTGGGGGTTGGGGGTGGCGGCGATCAGCTCGACGCGAAAACGGGGGTCCAGGGTGTGGGTCATCATTCCGCCACCTCCTCAACACCTGCAGCTTGAACCACCTCTTCCGAATAGGGTACTGGCAGCGGCAGGTCGATATCAACCATGCAAACCCTTGTGTTGTCTTCTTCTGAAGGGCAATACCGAAAAAGCTCATCCACCATGTCTTTATCTGCGTACGGCTTATCACCATCTGGGCATCCGAGCACAATCCAGTAGCCCGATGGGGTGACATAGGCTGCGGCCCTCACCCGCTTGGTTGGGTTTACAGGCGGGTGAACTGGCTCGCAATCCTCAACACCTTTTGCAAACTGATGAATGGCATGAATACACCCAGCTCCGTCGAGATCAGGGCCGAGTAATGCGGCAATATGACGCGCAGTGCTTATGATGATTTGCCTTGTGGCGTCTTCCCCGGCTTGCAGCTGCTCAGATTCAGACATTTAATCCTCCGTTTGGTTGGGTTGAGAAGCACAGTGTTCACAGAAAGCAATCTTGCCTTGATCACTTAGCCTGAACCCTTCCAGTATAGCCCCATGCCACACAACTCTTGCGTGAAGGAGCAGGCCGTCTTCAACAAGCTGAAGAGCTGTTGCGGCCTTGGACCGGATCAGGTTTGGGCACTTGTGGTGCGCAGAG